TTTTGCTTTTATATTTAATTCAGATTACTTAAAACAAAGAAGAGCAGGTAATAGAAGAGGTGTAAACGAAACAGAATTAACAGAAGCTATAAAGGGTAGTGATAATAAAGCAAAAGCTGCTATAGCTTGGTTGTTAAACAAAGGATTTTTACCTACACAAATAGCAGATAGTTTTGCAATTGCTTCTGGTGGTGCTGCGTTTTATAGAAACAGAATTAAAAAGTATATAAAAGAGGGAATGACTCAAGAACAAGCTGAGAATCAAGCTTGGTTAGATTTTCAAGAAACAACAGAAGTGGCACAGCAATCAGCTAGACCTGATTTAATATCTCAGCAACAAGCAAATCCATTGGGTCGATTAATATTAGCTTTTCAAAATACACCTATGCAGTATGGACGTATAATGAATAAAGCGTTTAGAGATTTAGCTAATAGAAGAGGTGATACTAAAACACATATCTCTAAAATAGTTTATTATGGTGGACTTCAAGCTGTAGTATTTGCAGGGTTACAATCAGCTATATTTGCAGCGTTAGCAGATGATGACGAAGAAGAACTTGATAAAAAGAAAAAAAGAATACTTGATACAATGTTGGACAGTTGGTTATCTGTATTTGGTTATGGTGGTAGAGCTGTTGGCGCGGTAAAAAGTACAATTGAAGAATACTTTAAACAAGAGAAAAAAGATTGGAATGCCGATCATACTTACACTATATTGCGACTACTTGGTTTTTCTCCACCTATTCAATCTAAACTACGTAAGATATATCAATCCATACAAACCAAAAGATTTAACGAAGGTGTTTTTGAAAAAAGAGGTTTTTCATTAGACAATCCATTATGGAACGCTATTGGAAACGTTATAGAGGGTGTTACAAATATTCCTCTTGGTAGATTATCTCAAAAGATTTTAAATATTGATAATGCTATGGACGCTAGTAACGAATGGTATAAAAGAGTAGCTTTATTATTAGGTTGGAATACTTGGGATTTAGGTATTAAAGATCCAGATATTGTTGAAGCAAAAGAAGAAGTTAAAAAAGAAAAGAAAAAAGAAAAGGAAAAAGAAAAAGAAGAAAAGAAAGAAGCTACTAAAATAATTAAGAAGAAAGAAAAAGAAAAAGAAAATAAAAAGAAAGAAGAAGAAAACAAAGAACTACAGAAAAAAGAAAAAGAAGAAGGTAAAAAAGTATTATGTGCGGCTATAAGTAAAAAAGGAACTAGATGTAAAAATGAGATTTTATCTGGTCAAACGTACTGTACAATACATGAGAAAGTAGAGCAAAACGAAACAGGTGAGAAAAAGCAATGTAGTAAAATAAAATCTAACGGTAAAAGATGTAAGATGAAAACTAATGCTAAAAGCGGTAGATGTTATTATCATGATTAAATAAAGCAAAAAACAAGTAATTATATAAAAAACTATAATATAAATGGCAAAAGAATTAAACGAAGATACTACATTTAAAATGAGCGTCAAAACAATGATAGCTCTAGGATTTGGTATTGCTACTTTAATAGCAGGTTGGTATTCTTTAATGGCTGAAATACAAGAGGCTAAAGAACAACCTGTACCTGTAGATGTTACAATAATAAAAGAAGAAATTTTAAAAGAAATACCTGAGGCTGAAATAACTAGAATGGAGTTTGATATGAAAGATCAAATGATTAGACAAACTATAATCACTACTCAATCAGATATAGAAGAAATTAAAGAAG